ACCTCACTAGCCGTAATGTCTTCAGTTCTTATAGTTGTTCTAGCCATTATTTAGGATACTTTGCTTTGATTGCTTGACGGGTAGCCTCCAGCGATATTACTGAGGCTGCTCTTTCTTCTACCACGTTTTCCCATAGGGCTACGATTAGTTCGTTAAGGGATGGGTATTCTGCTTCTCGATTGCGGGCATATTCTTGAGAATCGAATTCTGCTTTCCATTCATTATGAGCCGCTTCTATCTCTGCATTAGATGGTTGTGGGGATGCGCTTCTCCATTCTTTGATATAGGGGCCAGCACCATCATCCAGAGTAATAAAATCTTCTACAGGAACAAACCCTAATTTTGTTAATCCTTCATTTGAAATCATGATACACCATCCAGTCGGAATCCGAACCAAGAAGTAGATGAGCCACTTGATGATGCATAGGTTTGAAACCCCCCTGACTTATTAGTTTGTGTATATACTTGAAGATAATCAGAACTTCCATTCATCTCCACAATAGTAGAAACGCTAGGCCAGCCATATTTTGTCCAAGCATTATTATCTCCCGGCCCCCCACTTCCATTTTTATTAATGGAACAGCCCACATATTGACTATCTGTTGTTAATGCTGTATTTGTGTTTACCCTTGCGTATACAAAGTATCTGCCTGCCACACTAGGAGTCCACTTATAATTTCCCGCAGTATTATCGTAATCGCTGTCGCTATCAAACTCTACTGTCTGCATTTCCACAAGAGTTTGAGATGTGGTTCCAATGGTCTGATCGCTATTAGAATAAGCCCTAAACGCCGGAGTATTATCCCCACCAGCAGCAGCCCAAGCATTATCGCCTCTTAAAAAAGTAGACGAACTGGCTGTACCTGTTGCAGATAACATAGCAATATCTACGGCATCATTAGCAATCGTAAGTGCTGTCGCCCCTGTTACATCCCCTGTATGCGTTGCATTGGTTACCTTTGCTGTATTAGCAGCGATCTCAGTATTGATAGAGTTGGCTAATTTATCAGCAGTAACAGCGTCATCAGCAATTTCTGCTGTGTCTATGGCTAATGTAGCCAGCTTACTCTGCGAAATAGCGGCTCCACTATCTATATGAGCATTAGTTACTGACCCTTCAGCCGGGGTAAAAGGTCGGCCTACATCCATTAACCCGATGACCTCTAGTTCGTCGGTCGCAACTAGCGCCGCGTCTAGGGTCAGGGTTGTGCCGCTGATTGTGTAGGCGGAATCGTGCTGCTTGACACCGTTGATCGTGACAATGAGGGACTGTTCGCTTACTGGTGTCCAGTTAAGCGTGTGCCCCGCAGTCGTTACACCAGTAATTGTCTGGCGTTTGATCTCCGAGGCTTTTAATTCTACGGAGCCTTTATATCCCATTATGATTGCTCTAATACAGAGAGAGCAACGTCCAGAGAGGAGGCTGTATCGGACTTAACCTTTACTATGTCCCCTGTCTGTAGGACTATCTTGCCCTCGACTACCTCGAAGGATGAGCCATCTGGTATAGGCAGGTTCTTTACTATGTATACGTCGTCACCATTCTCACCGGATGTAGCGGCAGTAACGATCTGAAGATCTGCTTTTACCTGCGCTGCAGTAATGTTGGCCAGGACCGCGCCTATCATTACGGTGGTAGTAGATCCAGGAACTGTATATATAGTAGCTAAACTTGTACCGACAGCTGTGTCCGTTTTTAACTTGAAATTGTTTGCCATGGGTTACCCTAGTGCTATGGCCATTACTACCGGGTCAGCAATGGCTGCTATCGCAGTAGTGTTAGTCGAAATTGAAGTAGTATTTCCTGATGTTACGGTGTTGATTTTGCTGGCAGACCACAAATCTGTCGTCCCAGTAGCGGCATCGTCTATCTCTCTGTGCTTGTCAGCGTTGCCTATATGAGTCTGGATAGCTGCAGAAGCTGGCTCGTAAGTACCTGTGTGGTTATGCCCCGATGTGGCTAGCCCTGCTTCAGCTGCAGTCTGGTTAATCCAGGTAGAAGTACTGTTGTCATATGCCAGGACTTCGTTATCCGCCACGGAAGTAATCGTGGTATCTGCTAGGTCTCCGACATCAATGGACGCTTCAGTAGGAGACTGGTTAATCCACTTAGAGGTACCTGAATCGTAAGCTAATATGTCGTTATCTGCTACAGACGTGACGGTTACATCAGTCATGGTAGGAAGGTCGAACGATGCAAATCCAGCAGAAGTAACCCAAGCTGAGCCGTTGTAGACCTTTACAGCATCAGAGGTAGTGTTATAAAACAAATCACCATCAGTTAATGATGTAGTTGGATCTGCAGAACCTACACGGTATCTGTCAGCAAATGAGTTTACGCCTGTAATATTGGCAGCACAGGTCGCCATATTAGTGACGTTAGTAGCCGTGCCGAGAGTATTCATGTCTGTCACAACATCAGCTGTACCCAACGTATTCATATCCGTTACAACATCGGCAGTACCGAGGGTATTCATATCGATTACGACATCAGCAGTAGCAAGCACATTCATATCAGCAACTACATCTGCTGTTCCTAATGTATTCATGTCAGCTACAACATCTGCCGTGCCGAGCGTGTTCATGTCAGTTACTATGTCTGCTGTAGCTAGGATAGCCATGTCAGCTACCACATCTGTCGTAGCAAGAATCGCCATGTCTGCCACAGCAGCTGATGTTCCTAAAAGACCAATCTCAGTAGCCTTACCTGCGACTGTGGTTACGTCACTCGCAATACCACTGACCGTATTGATCTTTGTTTGGTCTGATGTGGTTGGCGTAGTTCTGTTCCAGGTAGTACCACCAAGGTCGTACACCATCATCACGTTGTTCGTGGTATTAAAGTACAACGCACCATCGACCAAAGCGTTCCCGTCATTATCAACGGTTACATCCGCACTTTTGACCCCTAAGTACCGATCATCGAATGAATCGTAAGCTGCCTCTGCTGCAGTCTTTGCAGTCTCCGCACCTGTCTTCGCGGTTTCTGCGGCTGTCTTAGCAGTTTCAGCGCCAGTCTTGGCTGTCTCTGCCCCAGTCTTTGCGGTCTCTGCTCCCGTCTTTGCAGTCTCGGACGCAGTCTTAGCGGTCTCGGATGCAGTCTTTGCAGTTTCAGCCGCGGTCTTCGCGGTTTCAGCCGCTGTCTTTGCTGTCTCCGCTGCAGTTTTATAAGTCAGCGCATTAGATTCAGAAGTCGACGCTGCTGTAGCTGAAGCAGCCGCTGCATTTTGTGATGTGGTTAGCGCAGCCCCATCGATCATTATCTTAAAGTCTGTACCGCTTGGGGCAGAACCTGAAGAGGTATGATCGTTGACGGCCATATAAGTACTAGTACCGTGCGTAACGATGTCTGTCTGGTTGTACGCAGTAGACGCTGCCCATGCTCCCTTCTGAACAAAGGTATATGGGTTATCGCCTAGATCAACCCAACCAACTGTTGCATTAGCGAAGGTTCCGGCTCTAGTCTGTAACTTCCTGGTAGAGTCCTCGATGCGGAACTCTATGAGGCTACCATCGAAAGCTCCTGCGGAATCGAATAAATCATCGATCATGTCGTAGAGCTTACGAGTACCTTTCTCGCAGGCTTCTAGATATGTATCTAAATTATGTGAGCCAGTTTTAGTTGACTCGAATCGTACTTGTTCAGATTCTGGACGTGTTTGGGCCATTAGTCATACCACCCGTTGTCTTTCATGAAGTCCACTAGTTTCTTTTTAGTGAGCGCATATTTATCTTCTGGGGTTTCAGCAGAGTACCTTCCCTCCAGTTCTACAATTTCAAACCTAGCTTCCATAACCTCCTGCTCTAGTTCTTTTACCTTGTCCCCCATACTTCTTAGTTCGTCATTCATCTCATGCCTGATCATTCCCATAGCGGCATCAACGAAGTCTTCAACCTTCGGTCCTACGTCAGGCTTCAATGCGTTGTATACATCTCTGGTCATGCTGCTTGTCCCCTCATGGGCACTAAGTTTCCTTTGGCTACTTCACTTTGAACCTGTTCGTTCGGCTGCACCGTAGCTCCCCTCATTTTTTCCATTATTGCTAGTTCTTGACTAGGGGTTGGTCCTTCTGCTCTCTCTTCTTCGCTTATCCTAAACTGGTCTAAATCTGAGACGCCTAGTGCTCTAATTGCTTCTTCAGCGATCTTACCGACTTTGTACTCCATGTTCAGCCCCGTGTTGGACATGATCTGAAGCATGTTCATCCACGTTTCGGCATTCCTTGTTGGTTCTAGTGGAAGAGTCCCATCTATAACCATGTAGTCCACTTTACCCTGCAGGTCTTCTCCGACATCAAAGTCTATGTAGCCCTCCGATACCATGTCAGAAAGCTGGGATGGCATACTATATTGATCTACTTTAATGGCACCTTTGAAGTCCAATGCGTCTTGTATGTTACCGACCATCATTCTGACCATTGGTCGTATTGTGGTAGCGGACATAATTCTGGATACAACTCCTAATCTCTGACTACCTAATTGAGTGAGGCGTTGTATTTCAGTAGCTGTTCTTACATCTGGAGTGGGGATACCCTGTTGTGCATCAGATGCAGCACTGACTCTTTGTTTGAGTTCATTCATTGCCGCCATGTCCTGCCAGTAACCTTTTGTTACGTCAGGTACTTCTGCAATGAATACTCCATCCCCTGGATTCGCACCTGGAAGGGTTCGAACTACACCCCATGGATTCCTGTCGATTAAATCAGGTACAGAGACTTGTGTAGGATCTACAAAAATAAGGTTGTTAAGTGCTGCCTGAACATTATCTATTCGACTTCGCAACATCCATGTAGCAATGTCATGCAACGGAAGCATTAGGTCGTATAAAGATTGTCCAAACGTTTTATGCGAGTCGTGATACATGCCGCCTATCACGCATGGAAACTGTTGTCCGTAAGGGTTGAGTTGGAAACGAATTACTATGGACTCATCTAGTACTGTTACTAAGAGCCATATCTGTTCTATAGCTGGTATACCTATTTCCCATCCCGCTAGATTAAGCCAAGCTTCATCCACTGGCCTGGCATCACCTAACTGCCAAGACGTATCAGTACGACTTGCATCCTGCGGGTCGATGGATAAACCTCTTCCCTGCTCTCCGTGAAATGCGTGTGGCTGCCATCCAGATTTTGGATTTCCTATCTTCTGTCTGATACCCGGAAATCTTTTTAGTTTGGGGTATAGTCCCGAACGCTCTAGGTTGGAGTACGTCAGGTACTGACAAAATACAATGAAGTGCATTGACTCCCAGTCTCCCCAAGCTACTCTAGGATCTGGGTATGTTCGTCTTGGATCAAAGTTAATAATCCTATTCTGATTAGCTTTACCATCCCAACTAACTTTAGTGGGGGCGAATCCATACCTAACACTGTCCAATAGCATTTGTGCTATACGTGCTTCACCAGCTGTCCTACGCATCTGTTGGTGCAAGACACGCTCTAAGATCATTGCGACCTTTCTAGATTCCCTGTTCAGTCCTTCGAGCTGGAACATGGGATTTCTACCGCCGAGAGCAGACATCATGTAAGTAGTTACTGTATCTGCAATAGCGCGAGTATCTGCGATGACCGCCTTTTCTCTGAAGTCAGTTGTATCCGCAGGTACGTATACATCATGCGCTCTGTCGGCCTCAGTCCAATGATCGTATCTTCGAGAGATACGGCTGTAGGACATTTCCATACAAGCTTTTACATAGTCAACAATCTTCCTTTCATCCTCATCCTTAAGCATATGAGAAATGTCCTGATGGTCCATAAGAGCATCAGTATATGGGGAGAGGTCTACTATGCGACCGTCTTCTTTTGTAGGTATATCGTGGTAATAAGCCATTGCGCTATTCTCTTATTAAGTGAGACTATGAGTCGTCCTCTACAATCCCCATCCCTTAAACTTAGGACCGAACTTAGAGTTAATGGAGCCATCAAAATCTTGCCATCTTTGATTTAAGGAGCTGGAAATGTCTATATCCCAGTCCAATGATTCAGGCATTACTTGATGTCTGGAGAGAGCATCTAGGGCAATAGATATCGCATCTATCTGATCATCGTATTTTCCATTAGGGAACGCCAAAGATTCATCCATAAAGGCGTCTAACCAGCTAGCTGACTTAGGTAGGTATACCCTGCCACCCTCTATAAAAGGGGCAATAGTATTAATCCTGGCTACCTTATCAGTGTTAACCTTATATGGGATTACGGAGATACCTGATTCTCTCTTCAGTTCTTGGATTAGAGATTGCCCACTAGCCTTATCTTCTATATAGAGACCTCTTAATCCCTTCCCTCTCCATTTATTATTTATTTCAACAGCTATCTTCTTTAGCTCAGGGAAGTCCCACTTGTTCCTTACTACATCCAATACGTACATATCTCCATCGTGAGCCAGGCCTACCACTATGAAGGCAGAGTAATCCGCTGTTTCCGTCTTTTTGAATGCCGTGTCCGCTCCCACTACGATAGATGAAAACCTTTCTGGTTTTTCTTCTTCCGTGTAGAACTTCCACCAGTCTGCCTTTAGAATGTTCCCCCCTTCTATATAAGGTGTCTGTTGGTATAACGATGCAAACTCCCTCTGGTTCATTCTCTCCCGTCTTTTCAGCTCGTCCAATGGAAACCTTTCTGGCCATAATGCCTCCTCTACCTGTTGCTTATAGTGACGTTTGGGTGGATTTACTTTACTCAGTTGGCCCGTGGGCACGTACCTGGGGTCATCTGACGGTAGCTCTGTTACTGGGCGCAACACACCGCTTTCTGTAGTTTGTATAGCAGGGAAGTTGATATGGAGCCAGCGACCTTCTTCCCAATCGTCTGTTTCCATTAGTCTCCCAGCTAAATCGTCTGGATGCCACCTAGTCAGGATAACTATCTGCTTAGCCAGGGTTCCATCCTCTTCTGGCTGTAGTCGAGTTGTAAGAGCTGAGTTATAGTAGTCCCAGATCTTGTTACGCATAGTAGCGCTCTCAGCTTCCTCCCGGGCCTTCACAGGGTCATCTACTATTAATAGGTTAGCTGGGCGCCCAGAAGTAGTACCCCCTATACCTACCCCAAAATAGGCTCCATATTCCGTGGTGCGCCATACATCAGCTGCTCTGGAGTCGTACGACATCTCGAATCCAGGGAATGCCTGCTTTATCCACCTCTCCTGGACTGTGTTCTTTACCTGGCGACCGAAGTCAGTGGACAACTGGGCGTTATAGGAGCAGCTCATTACATATCTACGTGGATTACGTAGTATGTAGTAGGAAGGGAAGTAGATAGTAGAGAAGGTGCTCTTGGCAAAACGTGGTGGCATATTAATAAGTAGGTTATTTACCGCTCTGCCAGTGAAATTATCCTTATGTAGCTTCTTTTTAGAGGTTCTCTTATTTGTATAGTTAGAGGTAAGCCTACCCTGCTCTAGTAAATCCAGAGCTGTGATCAATTTCTCCTGGAAATGGGGGATAACCCACGTAGGATGTAGGGCACGAACAAACCCCATAAAGGATTCTTCTGCATTCTTCATGCGAAGAAGATGTCTGGCAGCATCAACTAGGGAGATTTCAGTCATGACCCTTCTTTTGCGTACAAAACCTTAGACCACATGATCTCATCGGCCTTTTCCTTATCATCTATGTTGTCTGCTATTACACGCATTAAGTGATCGATAGTAGCTTGAACCATTTTATCCTTAGGAATGCTACTTCTATCCATTTGCTGCATAGCTTTAGCAAAATCAATTACACCTATTTTGGATTTAATCCTGTCTTTTTCCCAGTTTGTTACTAGATTGTCCTTATCGCCCTGCTTTAACAGCTCATCTAAATCATTAGACATGGTTTGTCTCCTTTACGTGACATCTTTTTAAAAATTTTATATGTACTAGTGAACCCGGGGAGTCGCGATCACGCACGCCTGGGAAGCCGGTCGACGGGGTGCGCCCCCCCTTCGCGTATGTGCGGGACACGACGTACGCACATTGCGCGGTCCCCAAAGGGGACAGGGGACAAATGGGTCGCCACGGAGTCCGGCATCGAGGATTCCACACGAGTGAGACACATGAAACACAAACTCGACACGATACGCCCGAGTATCACGTTGTCTTCGGGAAACGACGCCCGCGTAGTGACGCGAGCAGTACGCATGTACGATGGCAAATTGTGCATATCCGCTCGCAAGAGCTTGTTCGCGATCACGGTCACAGGCGCAGGCACGGCCACGTGTGACCTGGACGCACCCGCGTTGCTCGCGGGAGTCGCTGACGCACAGGCCATCGCGCCGGTGTGCACGAACGCCGTGCTCGGCATCGTGCGCAAGGCAAAATCGCCCGCTGTCGCGCCAGTCGCGCAGGCTCCTGCGCCTGACATGAGCGTACTCGCGGCCGCAGTTGTCGCGTACCTCAAGCAAAACCCTGACGCGTAGTCACGCGTCACCCACGACCCTCGCGCCTTCGGGCGCGGGGGTTTTTTTTGTGCTTTTTTCCTTCGTGTTCCCGTCATTCGCGTTATCGCCCGAAAACCCATCAACGACTGATGCGTCTATCGCGTCCGCACGAGCAACGATTTCCTCTAGTTCGTGTCTCGACAGATCAACGACTGATTTCGTGTTCACATCCACTGTCGCGTGAGACTGCGAGAGGTCGGGTATAACCTTCCCAAGCAAGGCTTTGAACAACGACACTTGCGAATTCGACCAAACGACATCACCACGTACAGCACTAACTGCGAGAGGTACTAAATCTCTCACTTCAGACGCGATACTCGATCTCAGCCTCGATATTTGGTGAGGTGTGAGCGAGGTCGTTTTCGATGCTTCCAGAGCTGCTTTTCCCCTCATATCAACGCATTATTACATGCTTATAGCCTGTTAATCATCCGCACTATGCCTTCACATACCCCAAAGGGGTAAAGGGGACAAATGGCTCGGCTAATTTCAGCCAACCAACGACTGATACGTGGAGATTTACACGATGACAATACATTTCTCGATATTTGATGCGGAGTCAGAGGCTATCAACAGGGTAAACCTGGAAGACGCGTTACGTAATGGTGGCCCTTACGAGTGCCAGTGGTACGCCTTGAACAAGCGTGTAGCTGGTCGTCCCTCGAATCCACCAAGCCAGTCCACGAAGGACAAGATAGACACAATTATGGAGGACACCTATCGCGAGGCCAGAGCCTTCATAAGCGAAGAGGGTATCAAGGGTGACGAGGTGTTCCGTACTGCCTTGTGTGGGATCAGCGATCACGAGCTTTACAAAGGTGTGGTACGTAAGTGGTTTCTGAATTCGGATTACATCGAGGACGATTGCAGTTGTCCCCGAAGTTGGTAGTCCATAGTGCGCACTATCTCCTTATGTACCCCAAAGGGGTAAAGGGGACAAGTGGGCTGACTTCAACAGTCGACAACATGGGAGGCCTATAGTGATCGACACAATCCTTGTAGTTGTATGTGTAGTAAACCTAGTGCTACTCGTTGAGTATGTGAAGTTGCGTAGTGCCTTCAACGAGTGGAGACAGGGCATCAACGCATTGAACGAGATCTTGGAAGATTGTAGTTCATGCCCTCATGGGAATTCTCCTTTCGCGTATTGTAAGGAGTGTTTCGATGAGTATGCGGAGCGGAGTTCAACATGAGTAACGATTGGGTTACGGTGAACTGGACACCGCAGAAGTTAAGCGAATTCAAGGACGAATACGCTAAACATCAGCGTGACCACATGGGGACGTTCTCCTTTGATGGTCACACATTCGTGGTTGGATACGCTAAGTATCTGATCGAACACATAGAGCGTAACTTTGGAGAAACGCAAGATGAAGAAGCCAACGAAGAAGCTAGTGAATGACATCACGAGTGGCGAAGAGGACTCAAGGCCACCTGAAGATGTGAAGTACCTCGCTGAGTTCACACAGACTATGTACAACGCCATGGTCAAGCCGTGGAACGATGCTGATGAGAGGCCAGAAGGTGTAACCGTGCAGAACTTGTGCACGTCAGTAGCCTTAGCGTGTTGGCACATGGTGCGAGGTAGTGCCCCAGATGCAATGGCCGCGGGCATGATCATGACTGATGTCGTTGTTAAGGCCGTTGCAATGGACGGAATTAATGACGAGATGCGCGAGGAAGTAAAGAAGGCCGTTGTAGATGCACTCGGAGTTGACCCAGATGATGTGTCAGTCAAGGAAGCAATGCAAGCTGTAGAAGATTCCGAGGAAACCACGTGGGACATGCTTGATAGTACAGGTGTTACCGTAAAGAAACCTGTCTTGCATTAGGAGAACAGCATGGCAACGATACTCAAAATCCATTCCCCCTCTAGTGGGAAACAGATAACACGACAAACACGCAATTATCAATCATGGTCTGGCTCACGAATTGATGGCGTTGAGATCATCAACGAATCATTGGGGGGCCTACAGATTAAACCCACAGCCACAGAAAACCACCACATAGATGACGCTAATGATGTGGAGCATCACGTGTACTACAGGTTTCCCACAGGCCGTGACCCCCATGCGTTCCTTACCCAGTATGCGTTTGAGGAGTACAAGAACGCTCCTGACACTACCTACCAGAAAGTAAAACCTATGGTGACTGTATGGGCATTAGCCAACGGGTTTGATGCTGATTACGAACTCAGTACGCAAGACGTAGCACGGCATTACCTTCCTCACGATATGCCTGATGGACTAAGGGAGGTTATCCGTGAGTTCCATAGCGAGCTGAACCATGAGTTCGATGAGGTATACGAACGAGTAAAGGCCAAATACCTGGAAGTGAAGGCCGCGGCTAGTGCAGATGGCGTACTGGCCGCAAGACTTCCTATATATGGCATGTTCAAGTTAGCTATGGACAGTGCTCCTACAGAAGAACCTCTCGCATTGGAAAATGCCAACATATTCATAGAAGTCCCTGAAGATGCAGATGAATGGGATTCCTTTGAAACCCTGCTTGCTTAAGGCAAGTGTCTCATATACCATACAGTTTAAGGAGAAACATAATGCATGGTTTAGATCTCACAGCAGTAATGGCTATCCACGATGCCTTCGTGGCGAAGTTCAGTGACGACTTCAATTCTGAAAGCACGGTAAGCAAGAAGTTCATGTCAGAAATGGGCAAGATGTCAGACACGCAAGCCCTTGAGAATATGCACGTTGGCTTAGAAGCAGCACTCGAAGCCAGACAGTATTCGATTGACGAAGGCGAGGATTTTGTGCATTCAGACGAAGACCTCATGAAGCAATCAGACGAGGTAGTTGCGGTGTTCGAAAGTATGTGTGCAGTAGCAGTAGATGACGATGAGGAAGAAGTAACTGCAACAGTCACATACACCCCAACAGGCATCGTAATCAAGAAAGATATGGAGCCTATGCTTGATGCGAGCCTGGCGTTAGCAACAGAAGGGCAGTTCAAAACCACAGGTGATCTCATTACTCACGTTCGTAAGGGAGAGGAAGCACTTGCAGAAGTCGTTGAGTTGCGTTCGAGAATGAGTGAAATGGGTAAGCCTAGTGCCGTACCTACGTTTAACCTCGAAGCTAGTGATGACATCCCCGAAGGTAAGATGGTGCAGAGGATAGCTAGTGATGTCTTCGATATCAGGAGAGGCAAGAAGGCATTTGACTTCGAGATACCATTCTTCGAATGGGAAGAACCACACCCACACGTTCCCGCAATAGACGAGGGATACATCTTTCGTCCCATGCCCCTGTTGAATCTCCTGCTATCTCTTGTGAATAACGATAAAGCGTATCTCGTTGGACACACAGGCACAGGAAAGACAACTCTCGTTGAACAGATACTCGCTCGTATGAACTACCCCATGATTAGAGTGAACTTCGATTCTGAAATCACTCGTATGGATCTCATCGGTCGTGATGTGTTGGTCAACGAGGAAGGTAACACCGTCTCGAAGTTTGTGGATGGCGTCTTGCCTACTGCGTTGTCTGGGCCGTACGTCCTGGTATGTGATGAGATAGATCGCATCAGAGCAGAGGTATCTTACGTATTCCACAGGATGTTGGAGAACAACGGACTCCTGTTAACGGAAGACGGTGGTCGTTTAGTGAGGCCACACCCAATGCACAGACTCGTAGCCAATGCTAACACCGTAGGTCAGGGCGATGATTACGGTATGTATCAGGGAGCAAGGCCACAGTCACAAGCATTCCTCGATAGGTTCACCAAGTGGATAAACGTGGACTACCTGAAGCCGAAGGACGAGAAGAAACTCCTGCTTAACAGTTGTCCTGCGTTACCTGAGAAGTACGCTGACTCCATCATAAGATATGCGAAGGAACACAGGGAGGCGTTCGTTAACGCAGAGGTGTTGCAACCACTGTCACCTCGTGGTGTCGTAGCCTTGGGAGAAACACTGGTTCACTTCCTCACGCTGTTGCCAGATGAATCAAAAGCATCGAGCGAGGCACTGGAGACTGTCGTGTTAAACAGGGCATCACCACAGGACAGAGCAGTTCTTAAGGGTCTCGTTAACCGTGTCTGGGTAGCACCTGACAAGGAGGAGGCAAGTGAGTAACAAGCAATGGGAGTCAATGATTGACTCCGCTAAGCGTTGGGGAATTTTATACACATGTGCTAAGTGCAGTTCTGAAAACGTAAGTAAGCTGAACGGATGGACTAAGTGGGACGTACTTAGTCAATCATGGAGGGTAGTTCTATCCGTGAAGGATGATGTGCACTGGTGTAATGATTGCCATACGGGAGTAGATGTATTAATTGAAACAGTAAACATAGGGGAGTACGAAGATGAATCTGTTACATAAGGTAGGCGAAGGTATTTTGGGAATAGCCTTGGGTACTGCGACCGCAATAATAGTAGGCATAGTGCTTCAAGCGGGAGGTTTCTAACGATGACGAAAAGAAAGCGAGCGGGTAGTGGACTTTCGTTGCCACCATTCTCACAACAGTGTCGTGAGTGTGGAATCATAGCTCATACGACGAGGTTTGTTAGGGGTACGGGAGGGGCAAACAAACCACCCTTATGTAAGGAGTGTTACGGGAAGCTCAGAACTCATGCGCCAGGTTATGTACCGCAGAAGGGGGTCGAGTCATGAGCTACTCAAGCAGGCCAACCCTTAACGATGCGGTTAAGGAGTGGTGCAGTATGAAGTTAGGGTTCCGATGCACCAAGAGACTAGCCGATCTCATCGAGGAGTTCGTGATGGACGGAGATATCGAAGCAGATGAGTGGATGTATAGCGATATATCCATAGCGGTGCGTAGGATGCTAGAGATATTCGCTACTGCTGAGATCCTTCTCGACAAATACGAACATGAAGATAGCGTTGTTATTCGTATAGGCCCACTCAATGATGAGTGGAAACGGGAGATCAAGCATCAGGAAGTCATGGGAAACAAGGTGGTCAACATAGAGGAGCATAAAGGCCATGAAAACTGAGGACTTTGTATTGGAAGCGGCAGGCACAGGGCGTACGTTTGGCCGCAAGTTTGGCATCAACGTGGTGTTCTCAGGGGAATCGGCAGGGACAAACGGTAACACGATTGTTCTTCCCGCACTTCCCTCTGGACATACTCTGGACAAAGAGCAAGTCGCTGTTGCCAGAGGATACGTTGACCATGAGGCGGGGCACATCAGGCACACTCGTATGGGAGCGATGGAAGAAGTGATCGAGGAGTGCAAAGGGATAGGCAACAAGATACTACCCAAGATTCTCAATGCTGTAGAGGACATGAGAATCGAGGCCAAGGTGATAGACGAGTATCCTGGGGCCAAGAGAAACCTTAATGCTGTGGGTCATGCAGTTAACACTGAGTTCCTAGAGAACTACGCAAACGAGGAGAACATCACCGACAATCGGCAGAGGGTTATGTCGGTCGCTCTTACGTGGGCTGGTAGGAAGATGCTCGGTTATCCCACAGACACCAGTCAGTCATGCTTGGATGCTATACCTAAGCGTATGGCTAAGGAAGCAGAAGCATGGGTAAGAGCAATCCCCACACTGAGGAATACGGACGATGCCCTAGCGTTAGCGAGAAAGATTGACGCAGATATCAGGGAGAAAGCGGAAGATGAAGGTGAGGAGATACTCGATGGCGAGCCATACGGTGACGAGGAAGGCGAGGGTGACAGTGGAAGGTTACGACCTCACCCAAGTCTCGGGAGAGATTCGAAGGGAGAGCGAAAACTCAAGCCTGATGAAGCGTTAGAGGTAGACCCCACGTTTGTCCTTCAGAAATCTTGGAGTGACATGACCCACACAGGAGACGAGAGTCATTATGTACCCATGACCAACGCCTTCGATAAGGTACACACTCAACACGATGAGCCACAGAAGTATGGTGATTACGATGGGAACAATCTCGGTCAAGACCTTAAGCGTGGGAACGTCAAGATATTTGATGGACGTAGAGATAACATGGTCGGCAAGATCAACACGATGAAGCGTAAGTTGGAGCGTGCGATCATGGCTCAGATGGAACGAGAGTGGGCGTTCGGCGCTACGTCAGGTGTTCTCGATTCACGCAGGCTGACATCAGCATACAACGGTAATCCCTATGTCTGGAAAAATCGTGATGAAGGCCAAGAGTTCTCGACAGCAATCACTATCTTGATTGACTTGTCTGGAAGCATGTCAGGTAAGCCTGCTGAGTTAGCGATGGATGTGTCGATAGCATTGTCCGAATGTCTCGAAGCAACTCCGGTAGCGTATGAAGTTCTGGGATTCAACAATCGTACCTCTGAATACGGACAACTCTCAGGAATTGAGGGTATAGGTGGTTCTTACTATGGACGCAGAGGAGAAGGCTACTCAAGGTACGAACCACTAGATATATACGTGTTCAAGGATTTTGATGGTAGGTTGCATGAGTACAGGCCATCCATGTCATCAATATCGAAAATGGTGGGGGGTAACAACTCAGATGGCGAAGCATTGTTGAGTGCTTACGGCAGGCTTGCTAAGAGAACAGAGGAACGCAAGATAATGCTTACCTTAAGCGATGGGTATCCGGCGTTTCATTGTGACTTTGGATCTAGGCATATGTATCAGCACTTACGTGATGTCATTGCCTATATCACGAAGAAGGGAGTCGATCTCATAGGTATTGGGATTGATTCAGATGCAGTCCAACAGTTCTACCCGAAGTGGCAAGTGATTAACGATCTATCCGATCTACCCAAGGCCACGATGGACGAGTTAGGCAAGTTATTGATTAACGATAAGTTCAAGGTAGACAACTCCGACCTGATGCGAGTCTCCATGAATCGTATCGGTCAACGTGTTTAGGAAGAAGCGAACTGTAGGGA